CTCATGGCTGCGCTTGAAGTCAAGGAGTTCTTTGATGTCCACTCCATCAGGCAACGTCTCCGCCATCTTTTCATATTTGCGGAGTTTACGCTTTTCGTCTGCAAGCTCCTGGTTTTTGCGTTCCAGGTTCTGAATGCTACGTTGCAACGCGTCGATGTCAGCGGCTGGCGGTGCTGGCGGCGTCGGCGGTGTTGCTACAGGAGCCGCAGGCTGCTCTGTAGTGGGCTGTGTGTTTTCTTCGGACATTGATAACCCGCAGGGTTAAGTGCAATCCATGTTAACTACTTTCGCTTCGGTGCTGGCCGCAACTGCGATCGTGTTTTGAGCACAGCATTGCCGGTGGATTCAGATTTGATCCGCACGATCGGGTCATCGTCAGAGCCGACACGGGTTACGGTGCCGCCGTTTGGAGTATTGATCGTGGCGCGTTTGCCGCCAATACTGGTGATGACGCCATAGGTGCGTTTGCCTTGATAGGTCCAGCTCACCCGATCGCCACGCTTCACTTCTTCTTCCTCCGTTTACGTGTCATCCCGGCCTGTGAGTAAGCAATAGCGGCTGCTTGTTGCCTGCTGTAACCTTCTTTGATTAGTTTGCGGATATTTTGCGAAATAGTGAGCTGAGACCTACCTTTTCGGAGTGGCACCGTAACGCCTCCGCAGTTGCTCCAATGTTAGCTCCCGGCCGTCTTCGCGGACCAGTTTCGCCATCGCATCACGAGCGCCGTGTTTACGTGCCAGCATCCTGAAGTATGGCGCTTTATTGCCGAGCACTTCCTCTTGCTGTTCTCGGCCTTGCTGCAGCAACCACTGGCCGTAGTTTGTGTCAGCATCAACCATGCCGCCTTTGGCTGCGCGTTTACCGGGCCGCGGCGGCTCAAATCCAAGCCCTTCGTAATCAATGACGGGGACCGTCGTGCTGCGGCATGAAAAATGCTGGGGCGGTGTTGGGCCTTTGCCATATTCAAACTCACGGCCATCCAAAGCGCGGCAGATTGCGGTCGTGCGAGAATCAAGCGTTGCGACGTATCTGTACTTTTTGGTGATGTCTTGATTGGCTTCATACACCTGCTGACTGGCAGCATTTGCCACTTGGTTGATGCTTGTGCGGACGATGCTGGTTACCTGATGGCCAGCCATTTTGGTTGCTTCGCCGCCGGACAATGCAAGCTGTTTGATGGTCTTCGCTTCCTCGCCGAACTCCAACGTGCCACGTAGCTTGCGTGATAACTCCTGCGTTGTCTCACCCGTCAGTAATGCTTGTCGGACGCTGCTGCTGAACCGTTCTGCCTGCGATTCTGCTAGGCCGCGAAAAGACTTCTCGACGACGCGGCCATTGGGCAAGGTGATCATTGCGCCTTTGGGTGCGGTCAGGCTGAATGTTTGCGGTGCACCTTCAACTGCAGCGAATAAGTCATCACTCAGCGCTACGACATTGATCTGCGTCGGATCGGTGGTGACAACTGACTGCGCAAACTGCGGGCTGATCTCAACTGTGCGGACCATATCCCTGGAGCCAGCTGGTAATGCCAGCCGTAGTTGCTCCTCAACAAACTCAGATTGCAGCTCCGCTAAGCCCTGCAGCTCCAATGCGGTGATCTCAGTCGCATCACCCGCCCATGTCGCAAGGCTTTCTTTCAGCTGCGCCAAGATCGCACGCAACCGCGCTGCTTTAACCGGCGCCCTAGCCTCGTCGATCGTTTGCAGTTGGTTCACCGCATCGATGATGATGTCGTTGTAAATGTTGATGATGCGCCTGGCAACGCTGTTGCTGTATTGGTTCAGATCAATCGCGTTACGAAAGATCGTGTCAACATTCGGCGGAATCGTCACTGCTCGAAATGGATACCAATATCACTTGGATGGTATTGCGTTTGGATGTCAACCTCTGCGCCTTCTTCCAATGCGCACATCAACATCTCATTGAAGTCATCGTAAGCAGCTTCGGATTCGTAGACAGTAACCTCTTCGACTTTGTTGTCCCATGATGCGCGCAATATCGCGAACACTTCCTCAGGTAGGTTATGGCAATACACCGTCACTGGTCCCATGGGTTGCTCTTCATCCGATGGGATGAACCACGATGCTGCCCATAGCAATGCGTTGATCATGGTTGCGTTGCTTCAAGTTCCGCTTCGATGTCAAAGTCATCACCAAGCACTTCGCCTTCAGACAATCGGGTCAGGAATGTTTCCTGCGTGATGGTGCCTGCGGTGTACACTTGCAGCAACGCCAGCACATCCTGCGGCTCCAGTCTTGTGCCAAGGAAATCGCGGTTCACATAACAGCTGCCGGCCTGCTCTGGTGTGCTGAGAAACTCTGCATGAAACTGCAGGCAGTTGTCGATCATATCTTGCACGTTTTGCGCGATCACCATCATTGTGCTGTCACCTTGACTGCGGTCGATGCGTTTCGCTTCAGCGGTTTCAGCTGATAGCTTCTGGCCGAGCACTGCCGCAAGACCTAGTTCATTGATCTGCGATGCAAGCTGATCGAGTCGCTTGAATTGATAATCGAAGCTGCGACCACCTGGCTCGATGTACTCCGCACGGCCTTCAGCTGGAAATGCGATAGCTTCACCCGGCCCGGCGGATACCTCCTCAGCGCTTGACGGGAAACCATAAAACGCCAGCATCGGCACCGCTGAGATGTGCAGCTGATTGTCGAGATCAGATTGCACTTGATAGGTTTTCAGGTTCAACTCAGCGATGTCTTGCAGCGGTGGCCGCGACTCCATGTAACCAATGCGATCGGAGTAGGCAACCGAAAACGGGATCCGATCGAGGGTTGTGGTGCCTTCGTCGTAAAGCTTGAAGTCACCGGTGTCATCATCTTTGCGATGTAGCTCATACGCACCAGGCGTCAACACACGCACCTGCTCGACTGCTTTCTCGCCGTAATCACCATCGGGTTCAGTGATCACTTCCCGCAACCGCAGCTGCGTTAGTTTCTGCGTGCCATCTTGCAGTTCAGTGCGCCATCCGAGGATGTCCCTGGGTGAATACGCAATCCAGTACGGTCTGCCGCCGTCTTGCGGTGCATCAACAAGAACACCGACGTGCCCGTAACGGATCATCGTGCGAGCGGTTTCGTAGCACCAGGTATTTAGGTCATTGCCTTGCAAATCAACATCAAACAGCTGCTCGCGGATCGTGTCGCCGGTGTCATTGAGCCGGACCGGTTTGCGTGTCAACATGCCAGCCAGCATCCGCTCGATGCGGACAAGATACGGCGGGCAAGTTGAGCGGGCGAGGCGAGCATCGTAACTGGAATCTTGCTCTCTTGGCTCCTGCGGAAGATAGGTGCGATGCCTTTTTCTCATCGCAGTGGTGCCTTTGGAGAGATCCTCGATCAAGATCCAGGCCGGCTCCATCGCGTGCCACGCGATACATGGGTCGTCGACTTTGGTGACCGCGCGTTTGGTGATTGGTCGGTCGTAGTGTTTGAAGCCGGAGTGCATCTGCGACGCTGCGTTGATCGCAGTCTACCGATAGCAAAAAGCCAGGACCGAAGCCCTGGCTGATGAGTAGCAGGAATCCTAGAGGCTCGCGCACCTTACCCAGGTTGATCACCCAGCTGCTGACTGGGACGCCTAACCGTTACAAATGGCTTGGTCAGTTTAGCTCAAGTGCTCGTGCTGATGGGCTTGCCACCGCAGCAGACTAGGGATCATCACAGGTGACATGCCGATCCGGCTGAGGGAATCCTCAAACCAATCAGCAGTGGCGTCAATCACCGCCTGCGCTGTGTCGGCGTCAGTGAATCCCTGTGCTTTGCAGCGCTCGATCTGCTCGGTGAGTGTTGTCAGCAAGTGGGATTGGTTGCTCATTGCATTGCCTCCTGCAGCCACTCGGCCCCAGGGCCGATCAGATCGTCCCAGACATCTCGCTCGTTTCCGCATCCCTGCGACTGGCGCACCCGCTCGACCAGCGAACTATCTGGTTTTGCCGGATGGTTGGGCTTGGCTTGCTGGGCGGCTTCCAACGCCTCGACCCTGTGGAGCAGATCCAGGAGGCAGGAGGGCACGGCAAGATGATCGCTCTTTTTGACTTCGCGCCAGTCTTCAAGCGTGCAGCGGTTTTGCTCAGCCATGGATTTTCTCCTTGAGTTGCGTGATGGTTCCATCGTTAACAATCACCCGATCGGGGGTGATGTCTTCCAGTCCGCCTTCGCTGCTGTGGTCACCGTCGTAGGCAATGCTCGGGCGTTCGATACGCCACAGCTCACCGCCGAGGTCGCGGATCATTGCGGCTTCATTAGCAAACCGCACATCATCAATCACGACGCAACCGCCATCAGCCATGATGCGTTGCGTTTCGGCGCGGGCGATCATCACCCAGAAATCTGGATGGATGCAGGCTCTGCCCCATTCGGTGCCCAAGGTTTGCATCATGTGACGTGCGCTGACGCCAAGCTCAGGGATGATGGACTCTTTGTCTGTGTAGACATAACGAAAGCCTTCAAGCCCGAGTTCATCAAGCAGTCTCCACACAGCACGCTTAAGCGGCGCTGCGAATGACACGCGTTGATGCTCGACGAAGAGATTGGCCACGGTGGTCTTACCGCAGCCCGGTGCAGGGCTGTAAAGCCCGATGAGACGGGGAAGGGTCATTCGCCTTCCTCCATCCCGAGGTCATCAATCAGGTCGTTGAGATGATCCCAGAACGGGTAATCTTCCCGTTCTTCCTCAGTGGTCAGCTCGTGGAGCTGCGCGGCGAGCTTGAACAGCTGCTGTCGTCTAGTCATCGGTGGGTGGTGGTGACTGCTGGCATTATGACCCAGCGGTGCGGTGCTGCGTCGTGTGGTGTGCCGGTTTTGCAACTGGCTCAGTAAAGCCGGATTCCGGTGCCGCGACCTGCCTGCTTGTGCAGCATGGAGAAGTCGCGATGCAACCAATAGCCTAGGCAGTCATTGAGATGGTCAAAACCCGACTGCTTGTCGGGCAGGTCGGTCTTCTCATCCCAGCATTGCAGTTCCAGGCATTCGATCAGCTTGGTGCAGCCTTGCCACACCTGCAGCCGGTTCTGGCCTTTGCCATTCTCCAGCATCGCTTGCACGTTGTTCACGCGATCACGGATCGGCGGGTTGGATTGCGGCGATTGGTTGCTGATGTCATACGACTCCAAGATCTGTATATCAGTCCGCGTTGCATTGGTGCTGCGGTTATTGCCACTGGCATCTGGATAGCCGTAAATCTTGTGCTTCGGATAGCGCCTGCGGATCTCAGCCGCTAACGCATCAGTGTCTTTCATGCCGGTCACTTCATCCACCACAACGGCGCGATCACCTTTACGGATGCCGATCACGGCGTTAGTGTTGCCAACGTTGAAGTCAATACCGATGCGCAGCGGTTCGCGGCTGATGTCCGGTTGCTCGCTGAATACATGCTTCGCGCGATCGAAGCGATCATAAACGCTACCAGTAGCGAGATTAACGAAATCTCCAAGAAGATAGCTCTTCAGTAATGTTGGATCGTAATTAGCTTCAAGCCGCTCCACAAAATCCGCAGGGAGATGCGGGTTATCTGTGGTTTTCATCTTGATCAACCTTCGATCGCTGCGCGTTTTGGCTTGATCGCTTGCGAATGTCTTCCAGAGGAACCTGAAACCCTCCGGCGTGGATGCAGCACCAAACTGCCGCACATTGCCCGATCGCAAACGACCGAGGATTTTCGGAAATGCACGATCAGCAATGCTTGGTGTTACGGTGTCGATCTCATCGGCCAGCACCCATGCGAGATTGAGGCCAATGATACGCGACCAATTCTCGAAGCTACGGCACAGAATCTTTGTATCGCCTCCTGGTAGGTGCAGGACGTATTCGGGAAGTGGTGATGCTCTGAACGTGTATGGGATGCCGTAATTTTCAAGGAAGCTATCGAAATCGGTCTGCCAGATGTCACGAATCAATGGCCCAGTGGGCTCCATCACCGTACCGATAAAGCCTTGATTGGCCGCGGCCAGTGTTACCGCCTTAGCGCATAATGCTCTGGTTTTGCCAGCGCCATAACCAGCGCTGACGCCAATGATCTCGGTGCTGCTATCGGTCACGAAATCCAACTGCCCAGGATGCAGATCACCATGGATCTGCTGCAGCGTGGCGTCGAGGTCAAAGTCTTCAGCTCGATCGAGCACCGCAACCTGCAGCTCCGCAAGCCGTGCGAAGATTGCGTTACCTTTTCTCATCGGCTGGCAGCAACTGCTGACCGGTTTTCGCTTGGATGCGTAATAGCACCATGCGTTCCTGATCTGGTGTTAAACCAGCCTCTGCGATTGCGGCAACAGCTGCTTCGATACCTTCCGCACGTGCACGCGTTACGGCTGCATTATCGCTGTAATGTTTGCGATA